CTTCGCTCCAAACGCATCGCGCAGCGCCATGACAGTCTCGCCCGGGTTCGCGCAAACCGGCGCATTGGCAATGATCTCACTGCTGGCAAACCCGTCCTCACCGTTCACGACCTCATGTCCGTCAATCTCGTAAACGGCTGACCATTGCTTGCCGCCAATCATTCGCCATGGCACTAGGTCGGGGTGCAGGGCGTGTGACGGGCAACCAAGCGGCTGAATCTCAGCGGGAATGTCGATGCCATCATAGCGCGCGCATGACCACCGGCTATCCTCGGTCGGTGTTGAGTGCGCGCAGGTTCGGCAGTTCGCTTGCTTTGTCAGTCGGGAACCGTGGCAAAAGTCGTGGCCGGCGCACATCTTGCACTGATACCAGTCTGGTGCAGCGCCTGAGCATGGCTCCGGCAGGCGTTCGCTCATGGTGATGCGTTGACCGCGCTCCACAAACGCCTCGGCATATTTCTTTTCATAACGCACGCGCTCAAAATAATAGCGGTCGTCGTCCTTGCAGACAGCGCCATACAGCGCGCGCTCAATTCCCTTGCCGTGCATGTAAACCTGCATCTGCACCCAGTGCATTGGCTTAGACGCTTCAACACCCTTATTTTTTACTTCGTCAAATGACTTTTTTGAGTGAGTCTTGAACTCGGCAATGTGTCTTGTGTTTTCAGCGCCTGGCAGTCCTGATTCAATAATTCCGTCAATGCTGCCGCTAACATGCTTGCCGAAGTTGACGCGGCTTTGCTGGCCTCCGGTGCTGCCAATGTCCACGCCAATGGCGCGCAAGTCGGCAACAATAGTGGCCTCCTCATTCTGTCCACGCCGGAACAGTCGCAAGATGCGCCCGCTGAATTGCTCGATGACCGCCCAGCGAAAAACGATCCATAAATATCTATCGCAGTGATGACCGAGCATTGACGCACCCAAGTGCAAGCGCGGGAACTCCTCGCGGGCGGCGTGGTGCGCGTCAATGGCTGCGGCGATAGGGTCAAGGTCTGGAAGTTTCATGTTATCCCCTAAAAGTCAGGGGCGGTTGCCCGCCCCGTCTGGTTTACTTCTGCCAAGGCGCTCTTGCAGCTTGTGGAGCCAATGTGCTGGTTGCGGTTACAGACGGCATAGAACCTTCAATGGCTTTATAGCCGCGAACATCGTTGCTGTCGCCGTATTGCTCATCCTTGCGAACATCGACCTTGATTTTGAGTGATCCACCGACAAGCTGGTCGGTGTCGTTGACCTTGGCAAGGCCAATGCTTCGCATCAGGTCGCCCAGTTGCTGGCGTCCAATCTCCTCGGCCTTGGGGTTTGGGTTTTTGATGTTCAGGTTGCCGAATACCACACGGCCTTGATGGGTTGGGCCAAGAATGTCATAGCGCACGGCAATGTACTGACCTGTGCCTGCTTTGGTGTTTTTCACCTCGGCAGAATGAATCTTGACGCTGTACCAGCCAGCCGGAACCGGCTCGCTGCTCATGGTGTTGGTTGGCAGGTCTGCTGCGTTGTAGTCGCCGAAATAGGCCATGATTGTTACTCCTTGGTAATCGTAAAGGACGGGCGTGACGGGGTCGTCGTGATTGCGCCCAACAGCGGGTTGGTAATGGTGGAATCAGCAGCCTTCCACGCGGTTGCGTTAATCTCCGGCTTCCAGCGGAACAGACGACCAAGGTGGTCGGTCAGTCCATGCTCGGCAGCCAGCTCTTGAAGCAGGTCAGCATCTACTTTGCGAGCCATGCGACCCACAATCTTGACCTTGAAGCCTTCGACTTCACGCGATTCCGTGCCGTCGAGCGTTTCAGCAATACTGAACTGCTTGACCAGCGCGTCCTCGATCTCGCGTCGGCTTGCGATTGCAAAGGCCTCGGCTTGCTTGGCGTCTAGCCATTGTTGGTAGAGGCTCACTTCACACCCCCGCCAATCTTGGCAATAACCTCACCCAAGTCCGGCGCTTCCCACGCACCCAGCTTGCCGGATCGGTCTTTTGCCTGCCACAGCCCATCTGAGTCGCACATCAATGCGCGCTGGGTAATGCCTTCGGCATCCTTTTCAACACGCAAGGCCAGCACTTCATCAAAGAAGTACGGCAGCGATTGGCCGGTTTTGTTGCCCGGCATGGACGGTGCGTAAAGGATTCGCCCCATTTCATCCGTGGTCTTTTCCAGCTTGGCAATGAACAGCACATGCCGGTTTGGCAGGTCGCGGAATGCGCGGATCAGGTCGGCAATCTGCTCTTGCATAGCGCCATAGGCCGCGCGCGGGTCTTTGTTGACCTTCTTTTCATGGTTCAGCACAACCTCGCCGATCTCGCTGATACTATCCAGCGCGACTGACTTGTATTGCTGACCTTCCTCACTTGTCAACCATGCGTATGCTTCGTGCAGGTCGGCAATGCTGCCAATCTCAAGATACGGCAGATCAGCATCAGCAATAGACAGCAAGCCGCCTTCGGCTGACAGTACAATCGGACTCGGCAGGGTTTTGATGAGCGTTGTTTTGCCCGCGCCGCTTTGTCCGTACACCAGGATTTTCACGCCATTAGCGGCAAGACCGCTTGTTGAGCGCAGTTGAATAGCCATGTTCCACCTCGTCTTTGCACCGCCGTTCGAACAATTCGTGTCGCGGTGTGGTTGCAGTATCGGTGCAGTGCGCGTAGCATGTCAAGCGTTCGCAGCATAAAAAATAGGAGAACGGCAAAAATGATGACCCTTGAAGCGGTACGCGCAGCACTCTTTGACCGCAGACTGAAAACCGTGGCTGAGCAAACCGGCCTGAGCTATGACACCATCTGGCGCGTTCGCGCTGGTGAGGACAAGCGGGTCAGTTATGATGTGGTGAAGCGACTTTCTGACTACCTGTCAGGAGTCGCAGTCAATGGCTGATCTAAAAAATATCTTAGGCGGAGACTGGGAGCCACCAATCCAGCAAGGCTCAGTCATCTACGATTCACCCGAAGTGCAAATGCACGACGCCATGGTCGGCGCTGGGCTAACGCCACCCAACAGCATCATCATGGATGGCCGCGTCCACCGCTTCAATGCAGGCACGAAAGGTAAAGGCGGGCATGACAAGTCCGGTTGGTATGTCGCTTTCGGTGATGGCGTGCCTGCTGGTCGGTTCGGTTGCTTCCGCGCTGGCGTTGAAGTCACCTTCCGCGCCCAAGTTAGCCGGCCACTGACATCAGTCGATGAAATGGCCATCACGCGCCGCATGAGCGAGGCTCGCGCCTTGCGTGACGCTGAACTTGCTAAGGCCCGTGAAGTCGCCGCCGATACCGTCGCTCAAATCTGGACGGACGGCATGGCAGCCAGTGCTGACCACCCTTACCTTGCCCGCAAAGGCATCGGATCGCACGGCGCGCGTGTGACTGGCGATGGTCGCCTCATGATTCCGCTATACACAGCCGACGGCGAGCTGGCTTCGCTCCAGTACATCAGCGCCGACGGTGAGAAGCGTTACCACCCCAGCGGCATGACAAAAGGCTGCTTTCTCATCATTGGCGAGGCCAAGGGCCGCATCTTTATTGCTGAAGGCTTTGCCACGGCAGCCACTATCCATGAGCAGACCGGCGATGCGGTAGCCGTAGCATTCAGTGCAGGCAACCTGCCGGCCACCGCCGAGGCCATGCGTGAATTGGCCGACAGCCTTGTCGTGGTCGCCGACAATGACGCATCAGGCGTCGGTCGCAGCTATGCCGAGCAGGCTTGCGCAAAGACAGGCGCGCGCTTTGTCATGCCACCGACTCCAGGCGATGCCAACGACTATCATCAAGCGGGTGGCGATCTGTCATTGCTCATTGACCCGCCAACAGATGACTGGCTGATTCACGCCGACGACTTTTGCCAGCAGCCCGCGCCAATCAAGTGGCTTGTCAAACGATGGGTTCAGCAAGACGCCCTCATCATGGTTCACGGCCCCAGCGGCGGCGGCAAGACATTCTTTGTCATTGACCTATGTATGAGCATGGCAACAGGCAAAGATTCATGGGCTGGCTTGCGAGTCAAGCCTGCCAGCGTTGTGTATCTGGCCGGCGAAGGCCACAGCGGCCTCCGCGCCCGCGTTGCAGCGTGGCGAGTGGCTCACGGCGGCAACCGATCAAACATGTGGCTATCGCGCAGCGGGTGCGACCTGAACACCATGGAAGGCTACCAGCACACTGTTGCTCATGTTCGAAGTCTCGCAACCAAGCCAGACCTGATTGTCGTGGATACACTTCACCGATTCATGGCAGGCGATGAGAACAGCGCACAGGACGCCAAGACCATGCTGGATGCTTGCGGCAACCTCATGCGCGAGTTTTCCTGCTCAGTCATGCTGGTTCACCATACCGGCGTATCCGATGAAGCCCAGCACCGCGCCCGCGGATCAAGCGCATGGCGAGGCGCGCTTGATATTGAAATTAGCGTGGTGCCAGCTAAAGACGATAAACCAATGGAGATTATTCAGCGTAAATCAAAAGACGCCGAATTAGCTAAAGATATATTCTGCAATCTAAAATCAGTCGATATTCCAGGATGGTTTGACGAGGACGGCGAACAGGTTAATTCGGCCATTATTGAAATAACCGAAGGCGAGCAAAAACAAAACAAAAAAGATTCAAAATTACAGGGGCATATTAAAACATTTGAGCGCGCGTGGTGGCATGGAGGGGCAGAAACTCGCAATGATTATCCCTACGTCAGCCGGTCAGCCATGAAGGAAATGCTGGCAAAAGATGGGCTGGCAGAGCGAACCGTGACAAATAAATTGGACAGCAGCCGAGATGACATGATCGGGATGATGGTCAATGGCCAAGTCATCGCACCGCATGAGCATGGGTGGATTATGCTCGACGAAGTGCAGGCAAGTGCAATGATGATGGCTCGAAAATGATTCCCCTCAATTCCCCTAGGGGAATTCCCCTAGCAAGGGGAATTAGGGGGCAAAAACGCTGAGTTTATCCCCTAAGACTCCCCTCGCACCCTACCCCCTTTCTATAGGAAGGGGTAGGGGAAGAGGGGAAGGGGATAGACGATGCGTGCGAGATGTTGCAATGCTAAAACCTATAGAGTAAGATTGATTTTCAATATCTATAGGGGTTAGGAAATGAAAAGCTACTGGGGAAAGGTTCCTGAAGCAGACGATGGATGGAAGATGGTTGAGTCTGTTGTATCTGAAGGCACGCGATGGATGGTGTTTGAACAGCCGCAGGCTCACACAGACGAATGGTTCAATTACAAAATAGTGGCCGATGGAAAGGTTCAGCGCAAAGCAAATTACTGGCTGGCGAGAAGCAAGCGAACTGGTCAAATTGGATTCACAAGAGACTACGCATTATTGCGGGAGCATAGGCCAGAGGTTCACGCAAAGGTTGAATCAATGTTTGAGGGAATGAGTATTTAATCATGCTACAATCCCCAAGTCAGGTTGGACTGACAGCACGAAGTCAGGCTTACGCCGATGCAGTGGTAGCAGCGCAGGGCAAACTACTCAACCCTAGCGAGCAAATGGGCGAACGTGAGATCCGCTAGCAGGATCGTCAAACACACAGCCCACGCAGGGACGACTGCGAAACAAACGCACTATCACGCTCTCGGTGATCCCCCGTCCGGCCTCTCTCCGGATATTGCCCTGCTAACCACAGGGCTTTTTTTTGACCAATTTATGCTAAAATCCATGTATGGTATAAAACGCGAGGGCGTTATGTCTG